CAGATGCGTGTGTTCCGCCAAAAACCACCTTTTTGCCCCGAATCGTGAACTCTCGGCGTGCTGCTTAGTGTCCACCGCGAGCAAAAACAGGCTATTCGCCTGTTTTTCCGCAGCCAACGACCGATCTGGACAACCAAAGACGATGCCGATACTCTTGGCGTGGTGACTATCAAGCGCTGCATGGAGGAAAGCGATGATCAGGCTCGCGAAACAAGGAGTCTTCTGGACGGTTCAGGGCGAGGGGTGGTACGCCGGCGAGCCGATGGTCTTCATCCGGCTCTCCGGTTGCTCAGTCGACTGCCCTGGCTGCGACACGAACTATCAACCGCACTCTGAACACGACGAAGCAGACGTCGTGAGCATGTGCGAAGAGGCTCGTGAGAGAAACGGCGGCAGGGCGAAGTACGTCTGGGTGACCGGCGGCGAGCCGACTGACCAAGATTTGCTCGATCTCAACCTTCGCCTCTGGGGCGCGGGCTTCAAGCCCTGCCTTGCAACCTCCGGCGTCAGGGAGGTCGAGGCCCGTTGGTGGTGCGTTTCTGTGTCGCCGCACTCGGCCGACTTCAAGCAGAGGTCAGGGTTCGAGATCAAACTCGTTCCAGAACTCAACGGACTGCGGCTCGAAGACCTCGATCTATCGCATTGCAGTTTCGGGCACTGGTGGGTTCAGCCTATGGCCGGAAGCCGATCCAGCCTTGAGGCGTGCTGCGATTGGCTCAAGACTAACCACCACTTCCGAATGTCTCCACAAAGCCACAAAGCGTGGGGGATGCCATGATCACAGTCACGAAGGAGTTTCACTTCTACGCGGCACATCGCAACGAAGAGATCGGCGGCAAGTGTGGGAACATCCACGGCCACAGGTATGGCCTGACCGTGACGGTCGAGGAGCCGCGAAACGGAAGCGTGACTGTCCTGTTTGAGCAACTGGAGAAGTGGGTTGAGTTCGAGATTGTCGGGCTGGCCGACCACTCGCTCATCCTCAACAGGGAAGACCCTTGCGCGGACGCCCTCGTCGCCTCTGGAGCCTGCGGAAAGATTTTCTGGATCAGCGGCCCGTCGTCGTGCGAGAACCTCGCGGAACTCTTCTTTTCGATGCTTCAGAGCGTCGGCGCAAACGTCGTATCCCTGACTCTGAAAGAGACTGACACATCTAGCGTAACGGTGAAGCCATGAACGTGTATTTGTGCGGCCCTATCAACCAGATGACGGACGAGGAGTGCATGGGGTGGCGAAGGCACGCCTCGGAGCGACTTTCGCAGCACAGGATTCTTAATCCTATGGACCGCGACTACCGAGGCATGGAGAGTCTCTACAAGGACATCGTTGCCTTCGACCTTCAAGACATCGACGAATCCGACTGCCTGTTGGTCAACGCCGGTCGTGCTAGTTGGGGAACGGCGATGGAGGTCTTCTATGCGGCGAGGGCCGGGAAGTCGGTTGTCGCTTACTCGTCTGCCGCCGCCGATTCGATCAGCCCTTGGCTCCGTTGTCACTGCACGGCGATCTATTGGTCGCTCGAAGAAGCCTGCAACGCCATCAACAACCTTCAGGTTCTCACGGCACTCCGATGATCTACCTCGCCAGCCCTGGCAATCAGCAACAGGCGGAACACGTCGCCGGAATGCCGGTCCTGCTCTCATACGGGCTCTATGACCCGTTCCTCGACAGGTATCAGCACACATTCGGCCGCATCCTGATCGACAGCGGTGCGTACAGCGTCTTTAACTCGGGAAAGACGATTGACGTTTCTGCCTATGCAGAGTGGGCCAAGCGATGGGACGGCCACGCTGACGCGATTGCAGGGCTCGACGATATCTCTGGCGATTGGAGGCAAAGCCTCAAGAACTACGAGGCGATGACGGTCGGCTTCCCGACGATGCACGACACTGATCCGCCGGAACTCCTGAAGGACTTGATCCCAATCGCCGAGGCTCGCGGAAAGTGGATCGGCGTCGGCCTGAAGCCACCTCGTCAGGGCAAGGAGAAGTTCGTTCGATGGGTTTGCGACAACATCCCCGAGGACTTCCACGTCCACGGGTGGGCGCTGCGAGCGTATTCGCACGTCAGGCGGCTCGACAGCATGGACCGCACGAATTGGTGGCGGGACGGGTTCAAGGTCAGGCGTGACCTCCCCTGGCTGACCTACGGAGAGGCCCTTGAGATCGTCGTGAAGCGGTATCAGCGAGAGAGCCGAATGTTCGTCGAGGACAGCCAGGCGATGCTTTTCGACGACGACGCCGCGTAGGGTTTGGCTCTCTACTGATTTGCGTGCCGCCCCCCTGCCCCGTCATGCTATATGGCATGAGAGGTCGTCCACCAAAGCCGAAGCACATCCTTGAACTCACGGGCTCGAAGCACGCCAAGGGCCGCGAGGAGTTGGGGACTGCGCCGGCCACGATGCAGCCGCCCGAGTGGCTGAAGCCGAGGGCCAAGGTGCTCTTCGGCCGGCTCGTCGAGTGGCTGACCAAGATGGGGACGCTGGCCGAGACGGACGAGCACGTCCTGATTCGCTACTGCGTCGTCTACGTCATGTGGGAGTATGCCGCGCAGCAACTCCAGGCCATCGACCTTGCCTACGTCGAGGTCACCGCCCCTGATGGAAGCCTGCGATTCTCTCGGGCGACGGGCGTGGCGACCCAGGCAAAGGAGTGCGGCGAGCAACTTCGACACCTCGAAACGGTGTTGGGGCTTACACCAGCCGACCGAACACGCCTCGGATACGGGGCAGTGAAGGTCGTCGCCGACCCCGTGGATGCACTCTTTGGCGACGCCGCCGCAGGTTGACATTCGCGCTTTCGCGCGGTTGCTCAAACATACCGAGGCTCCATTCTCGGGGCAGCCGTTCGTGCCGCAGCCCTGGCAGGACGACTACCTCGACAAACTCTTCAACACGAAGAGAGCCGACGGGCTCCGTCAGTATCAGCGGTCGCTGGTAGCGGTGCCTCGCAAGAATGGAAAAACCGCGCTGTGCGCCGTGATCGGAGCCTACGAGGCATTCTTCGGGGCCGACGGCGGCCAGATTCTCATCGCCGCCGGCGACAGGAAGCAGGCGAGCCTCCTGTTCACGGCGTGCTCGCGATACATCGAGTCATGCCCTGGTCTTCTCAAGCGGTGCAAAATCTACAAGGGCTCGATCGTCGTCCCGCATAAGAAGTCGACGATTCAGTTCCTTTCCAGTGAGCACAAGGGCAAGCACGGCTTCAACCCGAGTGTGGTCATCGTGGACGAATTTCACGTCCAGAAGAACAGGGATTTAATCGACGTCCTAGAATCGGGCATGGGTGCCAGAACCGAGCCGCTCGTCATTTACGTCACCACGGCCGGCATGGACCGCGTCGGCCCCTGCTACGAGGAGTGGCAGCGGGCGCTGAAGATTCAACAGGGGCTCCTCATCGACCCGACGTTTCTGCCCTGCATCTGGGCTGCGGATGACACCGACGACATCTTCGAGGAAGCCACCTGGGCCAAGGCGAATCCGAACTACAACATCACTGTGCGGAAGGAGTTCCTCGAACGCGAGGCCAATCTCGCACGCGAGAGCGTCGCCCAGGAGATCAAGTTCAAGACGCTCTACCTGAACCAGTGGGTTTCCAACGGAGCGAACCGTTTCTTCAGGACAGGCCAGTTCGAGAAGTGCGACGCTCCGCTTCGCGACACCTCGAACCTCCCCTGCTACTGCGGGCTCGACCTGTCGAGCACCCAAGACACGACCGCGTTCGTGGCTGTCTGGCCGGGCATCGACCTCGACGGCAACCACGACGGCACCTTCGATGTCTTCGCTAACCTCTTCCTTCCAGAGGCGAACGCAGACAAGGACGAAGCGCCGTACCGCCAATGGGCGAGAGACGGATTTGTTACACTATCGGAAGGCGATATTGTTTGCTACGACACGGTTCGGAACTACGTTCTCTCGTTCTGCGAGAAGAATCAGGTCCGAGCCGTGGCGATTGACAGGTGGAACGCCACGCACATCACGACGCAGTTGACGTCTGACGGGATTGAAGTCAGGCCGTTCGGACAAGGCTACGCCTCGATGAGTCCGGCGACTAAATTTCTGTCGACGCTCGTTTTGGGGCAAAAACTACGACACGGCGGAAACCCGGCGCTGACCTACCAAATGTCGAACCTTCAGGTCCGCACCGACGACGCCGGAAACATCAAGCCGACCAAGGCTCACTCTCACTCGACGGCCAGGATCGACTCTGCCGTTGCTCTCGTGATGGCTATTGGCATCGCCTCCGGCGACGCTCGCGGCCCCGAAGAAGCCCCCGAGTTGGTGGTCTTCTGACCTCTTATCCTCCACGCCGCGACACAACATGGCCGTAAGAGAAGACGAAGAAGTCGCCGACCTGATCGAGATGCGGAGCAACCTCTCTCGCATCTTCGAGGAGATCGTCAACACGAGGCGAACGGTCGCCGGCGTCACGATCAGCCCCGAGACGGCCCTTGAATGCAGTGCCGTATTGGCGTGCGTCAGAGTGCTCTCGGAATCAATTGCGAGCCTCCCTATGGGCGTTTATCGACGTCTCCCTGGTGGCGGCAAGGAGATCGCCGAGGAACAGCACCTCCACGAGGTGCTCTGCTATCAGCCCAATTCGTGGATGACGGGGTTCGAGTACCGGGAGTTGATGCAGTCTTGGCTTCTTTTGTGGGGTAATGCCTACAGTTACATCAAGCCGGGTCGCAACGGTGCCGTTAGCGAACTGATCCCTCTTCATCCTTCGAGGATGGAGGCCAAGCGGCTCTCCAACGGCAAACTTCGCTACTACTACACCGAGCCAACCACGCCGATCCAGCCGGAGATCAAGGTCACCGAGTATCGGCAGGACGAAATTTTTGCTCTTCGCTGGCTCTCGTCGGATGGGGTCAAGATCG